TTCTCTTTTTGGCAACAGTTAGGGCCATAGTTGAGTGCAAGGATGTCGCTTGAATTAACTCCTGAAATCAAGCACTTTGTCTTAGGTTTGTTCCTGGGCCTTGCTTCTCATGATCCTATCACTTTGGTTGTTGGTATCTGATGACACGAGTATTTATTGATGAGGAGGGTGATAGTGTTGCTTATTTTTATTCACCCCATGATCAGTCTTATGATATTCCTCATTTTGCATATATTCCAGTTGAGGGGTTGCAAAATCAATACTTTGTTCCGGGGCCAAAGAATCTTGATTTGATAAAATATCAAGTTCAAAGAATGAAACATACGATGTCGGATTCTCAAAGAGAGCGAATTATTTCTCTCAGAGGAAGTGGTGGGCCCTCTGGTACTCCCCCAACCTCCACCGTCCCCTCTAAGGCCTCTAGCGGCCGAGCTTCTGCGCAGGCCAAGAAGTACGGGGGTCCCCGTCAGAGTTCGCAACGAGGGGGCCGTGCAAGAGGCAAATGCCCTAAGGGGCATTATTGGTCATACAAGTTAAAGAAGTGTGTCCGCTCCAAGTTCAAATGAGGTTGGAGTGGTTTCTGTCTTTCCTCTATGTATGTCTCCAAATGGTCTCATGTTGACTCCTTGAGTTCCACACTTGACCAGGTAACCTCTCAGATACCGCATAACGTCTGTCTGTCGTTTCGGTCTTCTGAAGTCCACTCGATCTCCCCACTGGGCGGCTAGCTCCTTCATGGGTATCCTGCCATCACTTGTGGCGAGGATATGGAGATGCCCGTTGATCTCGTGGTCTTGCACCTCTCTGATGAAGGTGCCATCTTTCGCGAAAATCTTGTCCCCTTGGCTGTGACTTGTGAACTCGTAGAACCAGTAGCCACCGGCGAAGTGTTCCTTCCATATTTTCGTACGACGGAATTTCTTGAAGTCCTTAATCCACATATCCCGATCTATTTCCTGGACATGGTCCAGGGCAGGCACTCCTGTGATGTTAGGTCGGGTTAGTGTGATGAACCAAATATCCATGCCTCGGTCATGTATCTTCTGCATGGCTTTCCGAGCTCTCTTCCATCGGGAATATTTGGTGTTGCATGTCTTGCATCTTTCTGGGTAGGTGGTGTCCCAGCCTCCTCCTAGGGGTAACATCCACCCCCATCGGATCTCATCCTTGTGTCCGCATACTTCTCCAGTTGACCATCTGGTGTGGTATATCTTGGCAGAGTTTGGACACTTTGAGCAGGTGAAGCCTGCCTTATCTTGTTCTAGGATACGCGAGCGAACATTGAGTCTAGTGTGTCTCAGCCATTGAAGAGTCTTTTCTTTAGGTTTGTCTCTACTTATGGCATCCGAGCCCGCCTCGGCCCACGGTGGTAATTTAACAGTAGAATCTGTAGAGCCTATAGGCTCTGTTAACTTTGTACCTACTAAAGTATCATTAGCCACTAGTGTCCCCTCTCATCTCTGCGACGTCGCAGTTGCAGAAGGAGTCTATGAAGATGAGTGATAGAATTGATGAAGGACAATTGAGTTACGGCATTCCAACAATGTCGAAATCGACAACTTATTATTTTAATTTTACAAAAGATTTGTCCTGGATGAATTCACGTAATTTTGAACATACCACCCGGGATGGTCATGTCAAGGGTTATTTTGTTGACTTCGATATTGTTTGTAAGGAGGCAGCTCCGTTTGTTGTTACAACGGCTCCTAACACTTGGAAAATGCGCAATGCATTCCGTAAATTCCATGCTTATAGGGATCTAATGTTCCGTAAGGCTGGTATTACTAAGAAAGAAATGGGTAAGTATGGTCGTACCATTCGTCCTTTTTTGTCTGCTTCTCAGGTAGATGTTTCTTATCCCGATCCCGGTCTTCCTCAAGTCCCTACTGTTACTGAGGAAGATACTCTTGTACCTCTTGGATGTACTGATGGGAATAGGGAGTGGACTTACACTACCTTTGCTAATGAAATTGCTTATTCTGAAGGTACTGATGCTACTAGTCTTGATTCAGAGGCTGATACTTGGCCTGTGATGATTTGTGAAGAGAATGTTAAACATCAGGCTAGTGGTACTAATATGAATTTCTCTAAGGTTGGAATGATTCATTCTTACAATCTTGATCGGATGGAAGTTGTTACACCGGATGTTGATGAAGTTATTACTTCTACTGGCAATCCACTTTCAGCCCTTATTATGCAATCTTCTGCTAGTGGGGAAGTTGTGGATATTGCCCAAGACCAAGAACTTGAGGCTCCTCCTTACGATGTTGATGATGCTGGTGATTCTATCAATCGTATTGTTGCTGAATATGGTAATACTAATACAGAAACACTTCAAGTTATTCGATTGCGAGGTATTTTCGTACCTGCTGGTATTATGGCCATAGATTTGGCTGCTGGTGCCGATGATTTAACTGAAACTGTTCTCTTTTTGGCAACAGTTAGGGCCATAGTTGAGTGCAAGGATGTCGCTTGAATTAACTCCTGAAATCAAGCACTTTGTCTTAGGTTTGTTCCTGGGCCTTGCTTCTCATGATCCTATCA